GTTCCGCCGAGTCCAGGCGGCACTTGACCGCTCTGAGTTTTGATAAACGTGGATTTTTCTGCCGCGTCACTCGCAGATCGCATTTCAAGTTCCTGCAAATCGTCGAGCCGATGGAGATAATTCAATGCGGCAGCAAATGAAGAAATGCCGCGCGCCTGACGTGCGCGTTCCGGGTCAAAGACTGCGATGACATTTTTTGCATCAACGAGCCGGAATGAATCTGAATCACTGGCAGTCCTGAACCAATAGCCCGATGGCCTGCCCGTGGCGTCAATCTCAACGCCGTCAACAATGGTCTTGCCTTCGCGGTCTTTGAAGTTCGGTGGAGTTGAGCAGAGATGCGCCTCGATGATTTCGATTCGCGGAAACCATTTTCCCGAATTGTCCTGCCCGCGCGTCTTGATAATGAACACGTCGCCATCGAATAAATCTCGCCACGCGATCACCTGCTGCAACGAACCGAATGTCTGACGAGATTGAAGGTCAATGACTGATAGGGTTTTTTCGAGATAGGACTTTGCCGCCGCGTTCCAAACCGGATTAGAGGACGCCGGATTGAAAACAAGTCCGCAACTGCCCACGGTGAAATCGCAATAGACAGAACCGATGCGCCGGGCAATGGCGTTGTTCTTCTCGAAGTAACGAGCCTTGCGCATGATCTCTTCGCGTGTCGCCTGCGTCACGTCGAATCGAACATCCTGATTTTGCGACGGCAACCATGATCGGCGATAGGTAGGGACGGCGGCCTCGTATCGGTTGAAAAAGTTTTTGATGCGTTGCCAGAAGGATTTTTTCATGCGCGCAACGATGAAAGATTTTGTTCGGTGGCGTAGGTCGGGAAACAACGCAGGCACATTTCGGCGTAGATTGCCGAGTCATCCGATGTCAACGAAGCAGCTTGAAGCGCGGCCTGCGATGCGTCATGGAGTGTAATCAAATCGCGCCACGCACGGGCGACATCGGCAGTGGACAATGAGCCGATGCCGCTGAATGCGTAACTTTGCGATGCAGAATTTTTCGAGACTGAGGAAAGCGAGCCAGCGGTGAGGAGCAGCCCGACAATCCGCTCACACGCGCGAAGTTCTTCGCGTAACGTGCGCCCGTTGCCCGCCCGGTTGTCCCAGGCGTCTTCGAGCATCCGCTGAAGGTCTTGCGTAGTTGCGGCCACGCCGCAAGATTGCCATGGTTTTAACGTTAACGATGCGGAAAGTGCGGAAAGTGCGGCAAGTTTTGCCTAGTGAATCGCCTCCGCTGGCTTCAAATCGTCCGCTATGTTGACCCTCGCCGAAAATCAAAACGCCCTATAAACCGTGCCAAGATTCTTACAAATCCGGCTTGGAATTGTAATCGCGGAAAGCGGCAACCCGCTTTTAGTTTTTGGCGACGGGTCTTTTCCCTTCGCCGTTTTTCGGACACCGATTTTGCCCATCGGGTTCCGGGAAATCAGGCGAAGGGTTTTTTGTTTTTCAGAATCCGCGCCGGCGAAGTGTCTCGACGGCCTTGTCTTTCGAGTATAGAACGGACTTCGTGCCGGTGTTGACCCGGCATCGGTCGAGTCCCCAGGTGCGTTCATTCTTCCGAATGCGTTCCGCGTTCACGTCGCCTCCGATTATGTTCGCCAGTGTCTTACGTGTGATTGGTGTCATTGTTTTTGATCTCCCAACTTTGTTAGTCTGTCAGCAATGAATCCTTCCATCTCCATCAGCATCGCGATGTATGCTTCGCAAAGCATCATGTGATCCGCCGCCCGCGTCTGCCGCCACTCTTCAATCTGTTCCTTGCTTCGACCTCGAAGTCCTCCGGTGCGCTCCCATGCGTCGTTTTGCAACCGGTAATCTTCGCTCACGTCGCCGGGCACGTCGTGTGTGATGTATTCCCATGATGCCGCATCCGGCTTTGACGCTTTCACGGAAGATTGATGATTTCGGATAAAAAGCAAATTGGAAAGCAATCCAGCTTTGTTGTAATGGAAAAGCATCGGCTCGTCTGGATTCGGCGTCCACGTTCCGCCGAGGACGGAGTAATTGAAACGAGGCGGAACGTTCAGCTCAACGTGAATCGCTTTTTGTGGCGAATAGAATCGGCGCACCTTGTCCTCGTGCATAAACCACTCCTGCCTCGGTGAACCCATCACGGCATTGAGTCCGTTTCGATAGCAGAACTCCATGAGTCTTTTTGTGTCCCATGTCACGTCCAGGACTCCACAACGCCGCTGGCAATTATGTTCGTCGAGGAGTGAAATCAAATCCAAGTCCGTAGGGACGCGCCCTTCATACACTAGCTGGCTGTCGCCGTTGTCCATCACGTCACGAATGACGAGCCAGTAATGCGACAACTCTCCCTTGTGACGATAACCCTTTTGCGCGTCGGCAGCCCATAGCCGGGCGGCGCGATCTTTTAATCCGTCCCGGTTTTTCTTCAGCGCAGTGTTGATGATGATTGCCCCGGAATACGGTCGGAAGTCCTCAGAATAAAAACGACACTCACGCTCCGTGATGTAACGCATCCACGGTTCGGCATCACCGTGTTTCAACGCGCGCAAAGCCAGATGCTTTTCTTGAATCAGCTTCAACCATGAAATGTAATCCACTGAGACGGCCTCCAGATTGTAACTCCGATGCGTGCCAGTCGCGCCGGTATTCTGCGGTTCGGAATATCGGCCTGAGATTGACAATGCTTTCCGCTCTTGAGGTGTGTCGTGAACTTTGAAGCCGCACGGCATCTGATAAAAGATTGTCCCGCGCAGTTTGTTGTAATCGAAAGAACCATCTTCCCGTTTGCAGCCTGTCGAGTCGTAACGCAACCCGCCCTTGTCCTCTTCCTTGTCGTCCCATCGCGTCCGCATCGAATGAAACTTGCCGCAACCGGGACAACGCACCTCCCATATCTGTTGAGTCCCGGCCTTGTATTCGCCTTCGAGTTGATCGCCAACTGTTCCGGCGTTTGAAATGTCGAGTGCTTTTGAAAACCACACTGCCGTTTGCCGCCCGCGTGCCTTGGCTAGATGTCCAGGCTTCCACGAATGGATTTCCTCGTTCACCTGATACGGGACTGAATCTGAATCGAGCGCGTCAGGAATAAAAACGCCCTGCGCTTTTAAGACCGCTCCGATGAATGTGGCCTGACAAGATATTCTGTCGAATCGTTCTCCCGTCCATTTCACGGTGCGACATTTTTCGAGGACGGGAAGAATCCGTTCTGCCCATCGCGATTTTGCCCTGTCATCCTTCGGCCAATTATTCTGGATGATTCCCCGTCCGTAACTGCCCCACCACGCGAGCGCAATCTCGCCAACACTTGACCCGCCCGATTGAATCGGCTTCACGAACGTGATGATTCGAGTTTCAGAATCGGCGACACGTTGAAGCGGCTCACGAAGCCAAGGCGTGATTGAAACATCGAACCGCTCTGACAACGATGAACCGGGCAATCGAATGTTCCGGTGCGCCCATTCGATTATATCTTTCGGCGGTGGAGTCGGGACTGAATCAGAAAAGATGTTCACGCGACGACGCGCCCCTTGATCTCCTTCGGCAACACGTAACAATCAGACAACGCGGCCAGATGCTTCAATAATTTCTCCGTCTCAACGAACACGGTCTTGCCGTGAATCGTGATCGAGACGTTATCAAACCCGTGCCTGTGTCCGAGCGCCACGCTGCCGTTGTCGTTAAGTGCCGGAATCGCGATGACAGTTTCCGGCCAATCGGTTTGTGAAACTGCGTTCATGTGTTTGCCTTTTCCGGCTCGCCAACTTTGGCGAACGATTCTTTCAAAGCGTTTCTCATTTCTTCCCGCCGAGATTCCAGCTTTTGAAAGATTGAAACTTCGTCCAACCCTTTCAACGCTGGCGGCATCTCCCGGCATAGCCTGTCCATCTCAGCAAACGTGATCTCCATCGCCTGCGCCGCTTGGAGCTTTGCTGACTCAATGTCCATCAAGTTTCCTCTTTCTTTTTGAAGTCGAAGTTCCTCCCGCTTCGTTTGCGCTCGATTCAACGCTTCGCGCCAGGTCGCAACTCCATCCGGCATCTCGTCCGCCGCCCCTTCCGTGAACTCGGCGAAGAAAGCGCGAATCAGCTTTCCGATGTTGACCCGGCCCGACGACGAGAAGGCATCGCAGCCGGCGGACTTCATTCGGCGCATGACGTCGAGTGGCATCCCGGTCAAAGCCACGGCTGACGCCATGCTCGCCACAGTCGGCATCCGTGTGCTGGATGACTCGGCAATTTTTGCCTGTTTGCCGGTTTTACCCGCTTCGTTATCGTTAACGATTTGCGGTGATGTTGCGTCAGGCTGACTCATAGGACTTGTCACGAATGGCGCGCAACC